CATCTGCAGGTTATCCGTTTTATAAAAGTAAAAGACATTTTTTAACTAATATTGATCCATGTAGAGATTTATTAGAACCTGTTGATGTTTCTGATGAAATTAAAGAACGAATATTTTTAATGGAGGCTAATTATTTGAATTCAGATACTGCTAGTCCAGTCTTTGTAGCTTCACTGAAAGATGAACCTTTGAGTTTTGAAAAAGCTGAAATGGGAAAAGTTAGAGTATTTGGTTCAGCACCTATGGATTGGACAATATTATGTCGTAAATATTATTTGTCTCTTTTGAGATTAATGAAAAATAATAAAATTATTTTTGAAACAGCTATAACTACAGTAGCTCAGAGTTCTGAGTGGAGTAGATTGTACGCTTATATTACCAAATATGGAAAAAATAGAATGATAGCAGGAGATTTTAGAAAATTTGATAAGAAGATGCCACCAGAATTTATTCGTGAAGCATTTGATATACTTATTGATTTAGCTGAATATTCTGGAAATTATAGTGAAGATCAATTAACTATTATGAGAGGAATAGCAGCAGATACTGCTTATCCACTCATGGATTTTAATAATGACTTAGTAAAATTTTTTGGTTCTATGCCATCTGGTATGTTTGCTACAGTAGATATCAATTCTCTAGTTAATAGTTTATATTTAAGATATACTTTTGTAGATCTTTATAAAGAAAATATAGGTAATGATGATTATGAAAAAATTTTTAGATTATTTGATAAAAATGTTCATATTCTTACCTATGGTGATGATAATGTTTTGAACGTATCACATAATTGTGATTGGTTTAATCATACTAATATTGCTAAATCTTTTAAGAAAATGGATATAGATTATACTATGGCAGACAAAAACGCTGAGAGCGTTCCTTTTATTCATATCTCTGATGTTAGTTTTCTTAAACGAACTTGGAGATTTGATTCTGATTTAAATTGTTATGTTGCACCATTAGATCATGATTCTATTGAAAAAATGTTGATGGTTTGGGTTGCTTCAGATACTATTTCACCAGAGTCCCAATGTGTAGCAGTTATAAGCTCTGCTATACGTGAATATTTTTTCTATGGAAAAGATATTTTTAATGAAAAAAGAGAATTATTTAAAAATTTATTATATTCTCTAAATTTAGATATGTGTATAAACG